CAAGACTTTTCCAGATGAAAAAGGCATTAAGAAGATGTTAACCTCATTCGATCTTATTAAGAGTACAAGTCCTCGTCTCCTAGTTAATGGGTTCATGGATAGTGTTAAACCTCACGCAGACAGTGTTTCTGCCAAGAACGAGGACTTCATCCTCGTTCATTCCAAGGATATTGACTTTTTGAATGAACTGGATATCATTAAACTATGGAAGCGTATGGGTGATGGTACCAAGGATGCCGTTTGGCAGTATCTCCAAACTTTGTACATTCTAGGAACCACCATCCAATCTGTACCCGAGGATACCCTCACCGCCATTGAGGCTATGGCCAAGGATGTGGCTGATAAGATGGCTTCAGGTGACGGTGGTGACATTAACCAGGATGCACTTATGAAAATGATGGGTTCGATGTCTGGTATGATGTCCGGTATGGGAGATATGGATTTGGGTACTCCTAAAAAGAATGGTACTCGCCGTCTCCCCAAAAAATAAACCTCATCTATATTAAAATGAAAGTTTGGTTCGAAGATCCTCAACAACTTGTCAGTAATAAAAAAATTCTAGAGTTCTGGCCTAACAGCAAACAAACACCAGAGGATAGGATCAATTCGGCTTCACGTTTTATTATTTACACCATGTGTGTTTTATTCGTGATTCGTCGGGATCCTCGTATATTCGTTCTAGGCGCAACGATGTTATCTATCATTTACGTGATGTACAAGGCGAAACTTGTCAAGGAGCCATACGGTTCCACTGACAAGGCGAATGTATGTCAGAAGCCCACTAAGGAAAACCCCCTTGGTAACGTGCTCATGACAGATTACACAGATGCCCCAAATCGTCTGGAAGCCTGCTATTATGCTACAGCCCAACCCCTAATTAAAAAATTCAGTGGTGACCAGGTTTCGTTTGATTCCGGACGTTCTCGATCCACTTTACCCATGTACAAGCGTAACGCTTTTGAGCGTCAGTTTGTTACGGCACCCGTGTCAAAAATTCCAGGCGATCAAACCAAATTTGCTGAGTGGTTGTATGGTCCAAAGAATGCCCCCATGTGTAAGAGTGATTCAAAGTTTTGCAACCCTGATGCGAGGGGTGTCCAATTAGAAGCCTTCGCTGGAATTGGCTCTGACGGGGATGTGAGAGGTCTCAGAGGTGGTGGTCGTGTGCGAGGTGGTGGCGGAACCTATAGTTAGATTAATATTCTCATGTAATAATAAATGGCGTATCAACTCCAACCTGGTCTCTCAATTGTTGAAAACACCGGTGCCTTACCAGGTGTAAAAGCGACTGATGAAGTTTTCGTTTACCCTCAGCCCAGTCACTTAAACAGTGGATCCCGACCCAACACCATGTTGTATGGTACCGCACCATACATGGCGGGCAAGGGTGCTCCAGCGAAATTCATTGATACGAGCGACGAACTTAGACCCCAATCTACTTCCCGCTTCAACAAGCATATCATTCAGACGTATGAGCGCAATCTCTTTCCTCTCTCCAACATGGAATGCAAGGTTCCTCTTCGCACCATCAAATATGAACCTGCCAGCACTCGCGCTGATCTCCAAAATGGTCTTTTCCAGAAAAGATATGTTAATAAAAATGTCAGTAAGAAATAAGAATGGCTGATCCTATTTCGGTTTTAGCCGTAGCTGGTCTCGTTTATGCTGGAAGGACTTTAAGTAAGTCCAAGACTGAAAACTATAGTCCAGAGGCAAATATCACATTAGCAAATGATAGTGGGGCTGGTCCCGCTCTTCCTCCTACATTCAAAGAGAATGATTTTGTTTCCCGAGTAGATGTCCCATCCAAGAAGGAGATGGCAAGTTTCGCGGACATTGGTCGTCAGCAACGAAGTGGTGGACAAGAATTACTTGACATGCGTGGTCGTATGTTCGATCAGGGGCGTATGAATAACCTTTCCCCAGTAGAGAAGCAACTGGTTGGTCCCGGTCTAGGTGTTGACGCCAATGTCCCAGCTGTTGGTGGGTATCAGCAAATGTTTAGGGTTAACCCCATCAACGTTGGTGAGTACCGTCTTACAACTTTACCAGGACGTTCTGGTCCAGCTGCCGACATTACTGGTGGTCGTTCCGCGAAGGTTGGTCAACTTACTCATAACAAACCCGAGACAACCTCCTACTTACCCTCTAGGTTACCTACCATGGCTGGTCGTGCTCAGGGTATGACTGGTGTCGTTCCCCGTAACGAGCATGAGAGAACTAAGAGAACCACCAACCGTTCCGAAACTGGTATGCGCAATGATGGCTTAGGTTACAATGGTGCTAAGCGTATGGTTTCGGCTCAGACGCTCGCCCAGGACCCCACGAGGTTCAAGGCTGATCGCAACGACGAACAATACATGTACAATAACCAACCAGCCCCAGGTATTCACAGTTTCCACGGCGCTTACGCGACTGGTGCTGCGAGCCGAGTCAGTGCTAAGACCAATGAGGAACTCGCCAAGTATGGTTTCCGCCCAGAAGATCGTAGAGGTAAGCCTAACCGGATGGGCAACGCTGGTCGCATGAATGTTCGTGAGAGCGCCCTCAAGCAGGGTGGTAAACTTACTGCGGTTCGTAGTGACACCTCACGCATTGATGGACGTATGAATGCAGCCGATGGTGGATGGACCCAACAGTACCAGAGCAAGACGTTCCATCAGTTCAACCCTTACAAGGGCAACGAAAATCCCAACTCCAAGAATCTTGGTCTCGCCGCCAAGCAGTTACAAAACAACCCTCTTTCGCATGCCCTCTATCGTTAGATATTTGTATCAAACTGTTGAAAACACTCATTAAAATATTGTGCCTATATTTTAATGAAGGTCCATACCCTAAGCATAGATAGTAGTCAGCGTGATTCGAGTGTATACCCAAACTCTAATAACTACGTCATTGCGTTAGAAAATCCCATATATCACGTTGAGGAGATTCGACTTATGTCTGCGCGTATTCCTACACCCCAGTCACCTTCACCAAATTCGTTAATTTTGAGACTGTCTTCAGGTTCAGATGAACTCAATCAATCTGTGTATGTGGGGACTCCACATTACACTGGTCATATACTTCTCGATGGTACAACCAGTATAACATTTAACGGTTCTGATGACCCCCTCGTACACCGATTTCACTCAGGACCACAGAAGGTTATCAAAGATATTGGAATTGAATTTTTATACATGAATAACGGCGTTCTCACGACGTATGAAGTTGGAAGCACTGATCACGTCTTAAAATTTGAGATTAAGTGTTCCACAGACAAGCTTGAGGGTCTAACTAAAGTTCCATTAGACAAGTTTGCGAAAAAAGAAAAGGTGAAGAAAAATGAGAAAGTAAAGAATCTGGGAAGCGAGATTCTGTACAACCAGGAAGTTTATATTTACATAGGCATTATTGCCTTCTTCGGTATTGTATTGATGTTTCTTATGAAAGGGGGATCTAAAGCCCCCGCGCCACCAATTCCACCACCCACTTAACGGGTAATGGCGTAGACTGGCTGAGCAGGCTTAGAGACGCGAGTAGACACGGTGGAGATCATCATGTAGACCGCGATAGAGAGGAGGGTAGTAAGCACCGCGGTGAGCGCGTACTGGGTACCACCATTCTTGGGCACCTTAATGACCTGGTTAATGATGAAACGGACGACATCCATCCAGGACATCGCCGCCGCGAAAGAGAAACCGGCAACAATCGCGTTGAGAGACTGGGTCTCCAGCTCCTGGGTAACAAGGGTGACAGTTTGCATAGCCGCCTTCATCGTGAGTAGTATACTATAGGTTAGGAAAATTATTTATTCTGGTAACAATTCTTCCTTTTCAATTTTTTTATACTTGGTTTTTTTAATGTTTTTTGAATTCGCAAAGAGTTGATCGTCTCCTGATATATCTCCGCTAGAGCTGCTATCTGAGTAATCATCACTATAAACATGAAGTTTTACTCCAGAATCATCGAAATTCCAACCTTCAGGCTCCCATTGGCTCATTACTATTAATAGCATTTTTTAACATCTGTTCTGTCGGGTTTTGTGGCACCCACGAATCCCAACGATCGTATGCCTCGTTAATTTGTATAAATTGTGGATCTACACCTGAGTATCTTTGAAATGTAGGACACTCATTCGCATCTACAACCTCCATCTCATCTTCTGATTCATCAGAGTCTTCACATACATCTTCGTAAAGCTCTGGGAACATAGTTCCAACTGTCTCACCAACTGCGTTCATCGCACAGTATTTCATCGCATATTCCATGTCTTCTGAGAGTAACGTATCTCTCCCACAAGCCTTGCAATATTCGGCTGCGAGTAAGGTACCCTTTTCAAAAACAGGAAGAAGAATGTTAGTCATTGTTTCAATGTACTGTTCAGCCATTCTGTCTCCAGCATCACCAAAACCACTTTGCATATTCATCTTTAGTATTTAAGAGTAAAAAGAGATTGCGCAATTCCCTCACCAACACGAAGAATATTGTGACTGAGTGCGTAGATCCGAATTTGCCTGGCAAAATCTGGACACGATGTTAGACTTAGGTGTAGTATTTGCTCTTTTACGTTACTCATATTTACCTGTCCAGTTGGGTAGGCTTCCTCTGGTTGTAAAGCGAAGCTGTATGAATAGAATCTCCTAATGAGTTGTGTCTTGGAGTGATGTATCGCCGCCTGGACAGCTTTTAACATAAGGACATTGCCAGTTTCTTCTGTAATAATGTCCTGACCATCAAACTTTAGAGTGAGATAATTGAGGTTCTCGTAAAGAATGCGCTTGTTGTCAGCTGTGAGAGCCGTATTATCGTAATCAAATGGTGTCACAAAGTTACCATGTGATACACCATTACCCCTAGTACCTTGTCTTTGAATCACAACGTAGAGTTCCTTGACTGGATTCCTAAAGTCAAGATTGAACGTTCCCTCGTTAATACCTACACCCATATCAAAAACATTCTGTTGTATTTGGGTTATGATGTAATCCTTCTTCATCTTCTGCATCTTGGATCTTTCACTTTTATCCAAAAACACAACTTCCGTAGAGAGTTTAAAGTCCTTAATGTGTATAGCTGGGGGTGACGTAACACGACTACCATCAATATCAACCATGAGTTCTTCTGGTTTTCTAAGTGTAATTTCAACCTCAACTTCCTTCTTATT